AAGGGAACTTGCTTTGATGGTATTTATTTATGTCCTGATGATTCAGAATGCAGGAAACCAGAGTTAGGAATGTTTAAGCAGGCTATCAAGGATTGGGATATTGATATTAGCCAATCTTATGTGATTGGTGATGCAACTTGTGATATGTTAGCAGCCGAAAAATTAGGATGCAAATTTATTATGGTGAGGAGCTTATTAAGTCCGATAATTGTAGATAATTTATTAGAGGCAAGTAAAATAATTGAGGAGGGATAAATGGATAATAAAGAAATTATAGCTAAATTAAGACAATGGATAATAGAGAATACAGAGCAAATGTCATATTGTGATGATGATTTTGCAATTGATGTTGTTCAGAATAGAGAACTGGAAACATTTTTAGAAGAATTAGAGGAGAAAATTAAATGAGAATACTTATTTTTGGGAGTTGTGGATTTATCGGCACAAATACCGCACTCAAAGCTATAGAACAGGGAAATGAGGTTATTGCTTTTGATAATCTCTCACGGATAGGAACTGAATATAATTTAGAAGAATTAAATAAGCATAAACATTTTAGTTTAATTCGGGGAGATATTAGAAATTGCCAAGACTTTAAGAGAATTCCTGAAGTAGATGCAGTGATACATTTAGCAGCGCAACCCGGAATTCCCTGGTCAATTAGCTATCCGAAATATGATTTTAAAGTTAATGCTCTGGGAACTATAAATATGCTTGAGTTTGCGAGGGAGAGAGGAAATTTGCCGACAATATTTTCTTCTACGAATAAAGTTTATAGTGAAGCTATTAATTCAATCCCTATGACAGAAAAAGAAACAAGATATATCTGGGATATGTTTAAAGGTATTCCTGAAACTTTTCCTGTTAATTCACAAGGTAAATTTCCTCACAGTCCTTACGGATGTAGTAAACTCACTTCTGACCTTTACTGCCAAGAATATTATCATATCTATGGAGTGCCCACAGTAGTATGCCGACAAAGTTGTATAGCAGGTAGGTTTCAGCTGGGATGCCAAAGTCAAGGTTGGGTCGCCTGGTTTTGCTATGCTAAATTATTTAATCTTCCGATTAATATTTATGGTGATGGTAAGCAAGTCCGAGATATTCTAAATGCTGATGACCTCGCAGATTTATACCTTTTATTATTGCAGAATATTTCTACTCATAAGGGACGAGTTTATAATGTTGGTGGAGGTCCAGAATTCTCTCGCTCTTTGATTGAGATAATGAGATATTTAGAAAAGAAAGATGGGAAGCCCTTCGAGGTAACTTATAAAGATTGGAGACCAGCGGATCATAGAATCTATATTTCTGATATTTCTAAGATTTCTAAATATTGGAAGCCGAAGATTAATCCAGAAGAGACTATTGAGCAAATTTGGAATTGGGCAATTAAACATAAAGATATAATCCAGAAATTTTTAAAGGAGCTATAATGGAAAATATTCAGGTAAAACTTGGAATTAAATCTACTAATGAGATAGCAATTCCTAATGGTAATCCTCGTTGTATTAAATTAGATTTAGGATGCGGGGATAAAAAGAGAAATGATTTTCCAGGATTTATCGGCATTGACTCATATCCTCATCCTTGTGTTGATATTGTCAGAGATATTGAAAAGCAAGGATTACCCTTCGGAGATTATACGATAGATTTCATTTACGCATCACATTTTATGGAGCATATTGGAGATCTGATTTTTGTGATGGAGGAAATATGGCGAGTTCTGAAGAGAAATGGAATACTTGAACTCATATGTCCTAAATGGGATACTCAATATGCAACAGGGCATCCTGATCACAAACGATTAATTCATCCTTTCCTCTGGGATTATTGGAGACCTGATAAAAAAATGGATAGAGAGAGCTATGGAATTAAAGCACAATTTAGAGTGCTCCAAAATTATTGTGAAGGAGAGGGCGTATTCACCACGCTTATGGCTATTAAAAATGGATGAACATTTGCAAGCTGAATTAGCGACCTGGGCTATACTTGATGAGCGAAAAAGAGAGGAAAAGTTTGAGAGGGAAAGAGTTAGATATCCGAGATTGATTGAGCAAATGGGAATTAATCTTTTGCAGCTCGATAATAAGATTGTAGTTGATCTTGGTAGTGGACCTATCTCTATGGTATCTATGTTGGAAGTCAAAAAAGGAATCGCAGTTGATCCTCTTGTAGATGAATATAGGAAAATATATCCGCAAAGTCCTTTAATTGATTGGCTCAGGAATACTAAAGGAATTCTGACCTCTTCAGTTGACCTGGTAATCTGTAGTAATGCTATCGATCATTTTGAGAAGCCAAGAGAAATGATAGGAGAAGTTATAAGAATGTTAAGACCAGGTGGCTATTTTAGCGTGTTCAGTTGCATAAATAATGCGACTATTAATCCTAATCCTGCACATTTTCGTAATTTAACTTATTCTCAATTTAGAAGTTGGGTAGATAGTGAATTTGAGACAGTTCACGAACGGATGATCAGATATGGATGGCGAAAATGGAGAGGAAAGGTAGGACAGATTTCCTTCGCATGGTTAGGGCGCCTCACAACTAAATATTAAGAAAGGAGAATTAGATGAGTAAAAGGAGTTTGAAAATGTCCGAGAAGACTAATATCCAAAAAGTATTATTAGTTTCTCCTGGACATCGTTAGTATTAGTACAATAGATGTCTTTTACGGTGCAGGAGATGCTCTTAAGAGATTAGGATATCAGGTTGAACCTTTTGATGTTAATAAGCGATTAACATTCTATGAGAAAGCAATCCAATCAAACCTTCAAGATTCGAATAAGCAATTAGCATGGGAACATATTTATTCGGTAGCTTGCCAGGGGATAATTACTTCAGCAGTTCAGTTCTGGCCAGATTTAATTTTATATATTACTGGACAATATATTCCGACCTGGATTCCAGCATTAATCAGAGATAGACTAAAGATTAGACAAGCGGTTTGGTTCACTGAGTCACCTTATCAGATAGCTTATGAAATTCAACGAGCTCCTCTTTATGATTATGTATTCACCTGCGATAAATCTTGTGAAACTATATATAAACGATTCAACCCGAATACTCATTATCTACCAACCGCCTATAATGACGCATATGAGTGGGTAACGGAATTTAAACGCTGGGAAAAGATTATTTATAATGAAGACTTATTCTTTATCGGCTCGGAAGTTCCTGGAAGACTCGATTTTCTAACAGAGCTTGTCTCATTAATCCAGGGTAAAGTTAATTTTAGATTATTCGGAGCGTTTCCTTCTATAGAAAAGGGAGCTGTCCCAGAGTTAGAACCTTTTTATATTCCTATGACTCTAAAGAAATATGAAGTAATCAAACATATGCAAGGAGCTAAAATAATCCTGAATCATTTCAGAATTAACGAATCTAAAAGAATAGTTACTAACAAGAAAACTGGTGAACATAAAATAATGGAAGTTCCCGCATATTCTTTGAGTCCACGGATATATGAGATATTTGCATCTCAGGGATTTCTACTCTCAGGATATAGACCTGAATTTGATGATTTAAATTTGAAGGATGGGCAGGATTTATCAATTTATAAGGATGCAAAAGACTGTGCTGATAAGACCTTATATTATTTAGCACATGACGATGAGAGAAATAGGATTAGATTATTAGGGGCTGAGAAGATGAAGAATCAAACATATAAGGAAAGAATAAAAAAGATGATGAGTATAGTTGAGGGAAGTTGATATTTTTTGATGAAACTGAAGTAAAAGATGAGATAGTTTTAGGAAAACTTAAGGAGGTGAATTTATAAATGGCAAAATATCACGGAAAATTAGGGTATATTTTACTAGAAAAAGTAGGAATTGTGGGTCAAACTCACGGCTGGTCGATTTCGTCAAGCAAGGATATTTCTGATACACCGCAACAGGGTGAAGAGTGGAACGAATCTATCAGAGGACAGGGACACTGGTCTGGAAGTTTTACGGCCTGGTATAACGGAACAAATATGGGAGAGTTTTATAATTTAATGGAATCAAGCGCATCTGCAGATATGTATCTATATCCTCAGAAGAGCGATTTGACCAAATATTTTTACGGAGATGTTTGGGCAGATTTTGATATGGATGTTCCTGTTGATGGGGCAATTGATATATCTGCTACTGTTACGGGAACAGGTCAACTTTTGAGATCAGGACTATAAAAATGGATATTAAAGGTGAGTATGGAGAACTTGAACAAAACGGAATTACGGTAGGAAATATTAAAAAGTGGAAACTATATTTTGATGATATATTGAATTTTGAGGCAGAAGAATATTTCCTTAATGGCTTTTGGTATTCGCCTCAGAGATGGCTTGAAATCAAATTAACGAGCAGCAATGGATATTGGAAAGTCGTCGCAAAGCCTCAAAGTCAAGTCAGGATAGGAAGTTTAGTAAAGCAAAAGATAATTTTTGAGATTAAAGAAGAAATAAAATTTATAAGGAGCTGATAATGCCAAAAAAGAAATTAAGTGCTGGAGAATTAAGAAGTAAGATTTTAAGTTCAAAGGATACCAAAAGTGAAATAATGTTCATTGCTGAATGGGATGTAGATATTCTAATCACTTCTATGACTTTAGCAGAGCGTAAGAAATTAAGAGAAAGTTCAAGTAGTAAAATGACAACGGAAGGAACATTCGCTGATATGGATCCGGAACAATTAGAAGCAGGGATTCTGATTAGTAATGTTAAGGATCTTGACGGTAATCCTATTTTTACAAAAGAGGATGCTGCGGAATTAATGAAGAAGAACTCCGCTGTAACAACAAAGATTGCTTCAAAAATTCTTGAATTATCAGGAATGTCACCTGAGGCACGCAAAGAAGTAGCAAATAGGTTTCCGGGAAGATGATGACTTATTTTTTGAATATATGTTAGCCGAGAAATTAGGAATGACAGTAGCAGAATTAGGAAGGAGAATGCAATGGTCTGAGTTTGAGAATTGGAAATTATATTATGAGAAAAAACAAGAGATTAATGAGCAAGAGGCAAAAGATGCTGAACGAGAAGCAAAAATGAAAAGTAAGCACGGGAGGGGTTAGATGGCTTTACTTGGAGGAGCAGCTGGCTCGTTTGGAATGCGTTTGGCTATTGCTGACAACTTTAGTAAAAATCTTACTAAGTATCAAGTCGGATTGGCTACCTCCGAATCATTATCTAACAAACTAAAAGCCACCAGCAAAAAAGTAGGTATGGTATTAACAGCAATGTCAGCGGTCAGTGTTGCTGCTATTGCCCTAACTACTCGTTCTGCTGCTAAATTTGAATCTCAAATGGCAAATGTTTCTACTATGTTGGATAGAAAATCTATGCCGATAATGAAGAATTATGAAAAAGCCGTTTTAAGTATGTCTGTTACTTTCGGTGAATCGACTGAAACATTAAGTAAAGGTCTTTATGATATTCTTTCTGCTTCAATAGCTCCCGCTCATGCCCTAAGTGTTTTGGAAGTATCTGCAAAAGCTGCTGCTGCTGGTCTTACTGATAC